CCGGTATACGGACACTCCCTGCCACCGCGATAGGTCCACGGGCAAAACTCTTCAATGGTTCTGCGAGGTAAAGCCAAATTCGTAAGGTCAAGCTTTGGCGCTAGTTCAAATTCTACAAACTGGGGATTCTCTGAGGAAACCCTGTCGATATACCATGTCTCAACAATCTTGGCGTCAGGATCGGCAGTGTCGTTAAATGTCTGCTCAATTAAGGTGTCCCCACCTTGCGTAATCAACGCGTCTTCGACATCTGACTCTCGGGTAAACGTCGGATTAGTATTGAAATTTGTTGTGTCGATAAACTTGGCAAACGTGCGGATGCGTCTGACTTCTGCCGCCAGTGGGTTGTATAGCAGCATCAAGCTAGTAATTGCATTATTAACGTTGGCGACTCGAAGCGTTGGACGTGGCAACGTTCCTTTCGCGGAAAATTCAAAACCGTCGATCTCTACAGGGACCGCAGGGTAGGTTTGGCCGCCAAACTTGATGTCTTCTGTCAGCCCGTTCTTGCCAGCGTGATAATGCAATATGTCATTTACACCATTAACAGCTTGAGTTAGTTGAATTTCAAACAGGTCAATAATTGCAGTTGGCGCAAGGCGCAGCAGCTCTTCTGCTAACGGCTCAAACGCTTCCCAAGTAATATCGCCATCTTCAAGTGTTTGCGTAATCTTGAACGGAAACGATGGTTCGCTTTCGGGGAAGGTTGCATAAAATTCTTCAGTATCTGATTTAGGTTTTTCGCCAGGAGCAACAGCACGTAATTCAATGCACTTAAAAGCAAGCGTGTTGCCTTTTAATGGATTAGCACGAACTACATCACCAATCGCATACTCTCTATTCGCCTGCCAAGCGTGAATCGACTTAGTGCCGTCAACGTTGTAATACGGATAAGCCATTAGGTCTCGAAGACTTGCTCAAAAGTAGCCGTAACAGTAGCCCGGTTCAAATACGGAATTGACTTCGACCATTCACGGCAAATAAACTTGCTGCTACTGCTTTCACCAGGCGGCGTAAAATTAAAGTTTTGCACCCCACCGCGCGCGTCTAAAAACGCTTCGATCGTGTCAGCGTCAGTCTCTGACACTTCAAAAGTCAGGTTGTAGACCTTCGGATTCTGCTGTATCCCAAACTGCGCACGCTGCTGGTAGCCAGAGCCAAACTGAATTGCACGCACGCGAGGCGCACTGCGCTTCTGCACGCCATAAGTCGGGCTGATTGATGGAAAGGTTGCCATTAGCTCAGTAAGCCTCCAGGACGTTTTTGCTTGACCAGCTCAGCTTGCACAGCTGCACCAATAGCAGCACCAAGCGCCTTAGCGTTTGGCTGATCGCCTTGTGCTTGCGTTCCAGATGCATCGACGTTTACAACGACATTAGCGCCACCAAAGTTGCCTGATGGTGCAATGCTGCCAGTACGACCAGGGGTGAATAGCTCAGGGCCTTCTTCGCCAACCACGTAAGAACGGCCACCGGTAGCCGTGCCGCCTTTAGCCATAAAGCCACCAAAAACGCTGCCTAATAGCCCACCGCCTGGAACAAGGCTTCCGGTTATGTTGCCAAAGAACAGCATGTTGCGAGCAAGCTGCAGCATTTGGTTGGCTAAATCATTAAGCATGTTGGTTGCTGCTTCAGCCAAGGATTGCGTACCAGTGACTGCACCTTTTAAAGCATCAACAACACCATCAGCAATCGTGTCACCAATGCTTTGGTAAACAGCCTTTAGCTGTTCAGCTCGTTGTTTCTCAGCGTCTTGTGCTTTCCTTTTGTCATCAGCTAGTTGTTTATTCTGATCAGCCAGCTCAGCAGTTGCAACTCTTTGATCATAAAGTCCTTGAACGCCTGCTTGCACTTGGTCAACAAGCTTAGAATTTTCTTCTGTTCGCAGGCTATCTAAATTCTCTAAATCAATTTTAAGCTGAATAGCAGCACGGTCTTCACTAGTGAGCCCTTCGGCTAAACGGGTTTGTTCTTTAAGAGTTGTTAGTCTATTTTTTAGTGTTTTGTTTAACTTTTCTGCATCTGTAAGTTGCTGATTTTGCTTTAGATCACCTGATAAATTGCCTGTTGGAACAATTACGTTTGTTGGAGGTGGCTGCGTAACTTGCTGTTCTACGACTGATGCAGCTTGGCGCGCTTCAAATTTTTTAAGAGCAAGAGCCTCAACTGCAACCGGGTCAGCTTTTCTCGTGCCGCGACCCATTACGCCGCCTAATTCTTCTCGCGCTTCTGTTCTCGCGCGATTCATCTGGAACATTTCAGTCAACTTGGCAACCGCTGCTGTTGCAGCAGTAAGCACTGAATTAATAAGATCCAACAACCCTTTGATCGCAGGGCCAAGAACTCGATCTAGCCCTCTCACAAGGGTTGTAATGTTGTTAACAATCTGACTTATTTGGGACGATACTGTTTGCCCCATAATGTCAGCTGCATCACCGGCTGCTCCGGTTGCGTTCTTTTGGTTGTCTAGATTCTTGTTAAAGGTAACAAGGTCGTCATTTATTAAAGGCATCAATGCCTTTAGCGAATCAACAGAGCCAAACAGCTTCGTAATCTCTACCTCGCTGCCGCCTGTTTTCTGAATTACATCCTCTAAAAATCCACCAAAGCCCTTGGTCTTGATCGCCGCGCTGCTGAAATCGATCCCTAACCGTTTTGCAGCCTTTGCCGCTTCACTTGTGGGTTTGACAATCGATGCAATAGTTTGATTTATGCCAGCGAACGTAGATTCAACTGGAACGCCTTGAGCTGTAACAGTTGAGATGGCAGCATTCAACTCGTCAATACCAACGCCAGCTGCCGCAGCAATCGGTGCTACACGACCAATTTGGCTCGCGTACTCACCAACAACTATTTTGCCGTCATTTTGCGTCTGAACAAATCCGTCAACAATTTTGCTGACGCTATCGGTCGTCAAACCAAAAGCATTCATCACACTCGTCGCCGCATCTGAAACTGTGTTGATGTCGGTCATGCCCCCGACAGCACCAAGCAACGAAGCCTCAAGAATTTTGGTGATGTCTGCTGCTTTTCCAAAACCAGCAGATGCCACGTCATAAGAAGCGGCGAGAAGCTCATTACTGCTAGCCAACCCACCTGTTCTGGCGACAACGCCGACGAGCTGTCCTTCAAGCGTCTCTACGTCGACGCCAAGAGTTTTAACTGCAGCTCTCGCTTTGTCTGCTTCGACGAATCCTTTAAAGCCTCCAACAACAGCTCCTGCTGCCGTTGCCACTAGAGACAACGGACCCAAGATACCTTTGACGGCAGCGCCTAGTGCTTTCGCGCTAACACCTGCTGCCCCAGCCCCTTGGCTAAAGGCTTTCATGCCTGTGGCCGCGTTTCTTGATGAGCCACCGCTATTTTTTAGCGCAACCTCAAGTTTGCGAACTTGCTCCTCAAGTTTCGCGACCTTACGGTTCGCGTCGGCAGTCTCAACCCTAAACCTGAGGACAGTTTCCTGAGCCACGAGCAACCCGGCGATAAGTCAATCTTACCGCCGTCTGAGCTTGGCGCGATCCATCACTTTTTCTTCTTCTTCGTTTTTTATTTGGAAATAAGCAGCAAAGTGAACAAGCTCTGCATCGGTCAATTCCGTGCGGAGCCTACTAACTGTCATCCCTAACTCGCAGGCCAAAAAGAACTCAAAAAAAGTCCACCTGTCCTGCCTCAGTCGTTTTTTGCCTCATCGATTTCTTCGCCTCCATCAGCTACGCCAAACAAGAACAGCTCAAGCTCATTTAAGACAGATTCAGGTAACTGTCGCTGCAGCTTTGCTGCATCAGCAGCTGCAAACGCTTTGCTGCCATCTTCCAGCTCAGCCATTTGACACAGCATTTGCGTGCTGATGTCTAACGCTTCCTCAGTGCCAGCTAAGCTTTGCGCTTTCTTGCGATCTGCGCGTGTGATCGGCTTAAAGAACAGGTCAACGACTTTTTTGCCGTCTGCGCTCTTCAGTTCAAATTTGCGACGCTGGTTAAGGTCAAACGCCCCAACCAGCAAGTCAACAGTGCGAGCCTGAGCAGGCATTAAGTAAACAACTCAATTGCTCAAACTATAGCCCTATCACTGAAGGTTGGAAGTGATAGTGCTGCTGGTGATAAAATTGCAGGACACAATAACCAGCTCACCGACAGCAGAAGTAATCTCCATGTCTGTGATGATTGCGCCAAAGGCAATAGAGTCTGTGCCAGACGAAGATCCAGTCGTGAACAGCTCGAACGACGCATCAGCGCTGTCGCCCGTTTTAATTACGTCTTCAATCAAACCAGCTTGGCCAGTTGCGTCAGGGTCATACACCAGCTCAACCGTGCCAGAGCCACTAACCAGACTGCCAACAAACTGACGGAAAGTATTGCCATGGACAGTCGTGTCCAGGGTCTCTTTGGTTGTTGTCAGGCTCCAGCTACGAGTACCGACAACAGTCGCGAGACTGCCTCCGCCAGTTTCAAACTGGACAGATCCAGACTCGCCGCGAATAGTAGCCATGGTCAGAGTTCCTCGATGAATTCAAAGGTCACACGGACCTGTGTTTGGAAAAAGCCTTCGGGTGTTGGCGATGCCAATGCCTCTGGGCCTGTGGGAGCGTCGAAGAAAACCCCCGACACGATGGCTCTATTGTAAAGGTCTCGAATGCGTTTTCCAATAACGTAGTTGGCTCCAGGGCCAACGCCCTTTGGCGAGAAGATGTTGAGCAGCAGCAAGCCGACAATGCGGTTTTGAGAGTTAGTTGTGCCGCCTTGCCCTAAATACTCGTTTGCTCCAAACGTGGTCAGGCATTGCACCCATGACGTATTTGGTGCTGGCTCGTATGCCATGTTGTGAAAAACGACAGGCAACGTCGGGCTGTTAGCAAGCTCCGTCGCTAAACGACTTTCTATCGTGGCGCGGATTGCATTGAGATCAGCAGCAGCCATACGTCACCTGTTCGCAATCTTGTTGTACTCGCGCTTAACCCATGACTCAAGTTCTTTAGCAATGAGATCAGGAAAGCCAGGGACTGTGTTTTGCCGTGTTCGGTACTGACCTTTCCAAGACCGCGGGAGATTAGTGCCATAGACCACAGGCTCTGCATAGTCGACCCTGTTTGTCACCTCGTAATTTTCTGTGTCAGGAATCCAACCGTTTCGCAGATCACCCCCTCCTTTAGGTTCTCCTTCATAAACAACGCGCACAGGCGTCTTTTCTTTCAAGCGTTTTGTAGCTTCCAACGTCGTTGCTTTCGCCAGAATGTCAATGCTGGCTCGGTAAAAATCGCCAATCTGATCAAGCGGGATTTCGCGTGCCATCCTTAAACCCTCAGAATGAGTTCGTAAGTAATCGGCGTGTTGTCTTGCTCAGTCGTCTGCACACGAACCACTTGATGCTCAGTGCCGCCGATAGTCACTCGATCCTTTGTTTCGGGTGCTGATGGCAGATCTTTTGCCGCGACGGTCAATCGCTTGTCACCAGCTTGAATCAGCTCATTGACTTCACGCGTGTTGACATCTTCCAAAACCCCTTTAACTTCATGACTTTCGATCGTCGTCGAGAAGTCAGGAATGGTGCCAGTGGTCGTATCGTAATCGCCAGCAGAAACGTAGCGAATCGTTACATCACCACCGAACCTGGCGATGACCTTACCAGCTACATTCTCCAGCGACCTAGCTAAAGACATCAGGCGATGTAAGCAAGAACAGTGCCAGACGTCAGCTTGACCTTGCTCATCACAAGCCCTTCAATGCAGCAGTTTTTGCCCAAAGGAAAAGCAGTAGCGTTGCCGGTAGCCAAGTTTTCGTCAATACTCTCTGCCGTCAGCGTATGGATGACAGAGTCCTCTAACGCAAGCAGTTTCACAAATTTAGCTGTGTGCTCAACTTGGTCAGTGATGATTGTTGCTCTGGTCGGAGCGTATCCAGATCCGTAACCCATGATCAGCTCCTGCGGATAGCAATGTTGCCTGGTCCGCT